ACGATCAGTTTTTCTTCATCGATAAAGATAAAGTCATCACAATGACAGAAGTGTGTGAAGATAATGAAATGGTCGATTACTATACCAATTATCTTTTGGACGCAGCAGAGGAAAGAGTAACTGGTATGAGATCATCCTCGATTGGTGGAAAAAAAGTAAGACCCTCAGAAAAAATGGGGTATCTTGGAAGCGTTACTAAGGCAAAAGAACAATTAGAATCTTTATTTAAACTTGAAGTAGATCCCAAAGCAGGCATTGCTACTCATGTATAACCTTAAAGATTAAAGCTAAGCTATAGTTTCTCTGAACTTCGACAAAGTTATTCTACTCATGAGTGACACCTTTGTCAAGCTGTGCTATAATGTATACACGAATTAACACACAATATGCCCAAAAAGAGATCGGAGCACTATGTAAATAACAAAGAATTGCTAGACGCAATGGTGGAGTATCGTATCAAGTGCAAGAGAGCGAAAGAAAACGGTACTGCTCCTCCTCCGATCAGTAATTACTTGGGTGATTGTTTTCTGAAGATTGCGACTCACTTATCATACAAACCTAATTTCGTGAACTACATGTTCCGAGAGGATATGATCGGTGATGGAATTGAGAACTGCGTTCAGTATATACATAACTTTGATCCTGAAAAATCTAACAACCCGTTTGCATATTTTACTCAGATCATTTACTATGCTTTTCTTCGTAGAATTCAGAAGGAGAAGAAACAGTTAGAAATCAAAACCAAGATCATTGAGAGAACTGGTTATGATCAAGTGATGGTTGTTGAGGATGGTGCAAACGGTCAAGCAAGTGACTACAATACGATCAAAGACAACATTCAATACAGGACAAGTCGATGACCGAAGAGCAGCAACAAAACGAATACTGGCGCAAAAAACTTCGTGATCTAGAAAAAGGAAAAGAGAAGGATGAAGATCGGGATCATAACTGACCAGCATTTTGGTGCAAGGAAGGGTAGCAAACTCTTTCATGACTACTTTGCAAAATTTTACGATGGGACTTTTTTTCCTACGCTTAATCGAGAAGGTATCACAACTGTTATCGATATGGGCGATACTTTCGACAATCGGAGAAGCATTGATCTCTGGTCTCTCAAATGGGCTAAAGAGAATTACTACAATCGTCTCCGTGATATGGGAATCACTGTGTACACTGTTGTGGGTAATCACACAACCTATTACAAAAATAACAACTCAGTCAACACAATTGATTTACTTTTACGAGAGTATGATAATATCATTCCTATCACTGACTATGCCGAACATGTGATTGGTGATACTAGGTTTGCATTCATTGCTTGGATTAACAAGGAGAATGAAGAGCAAACAATGAAGTCAATCAAAAAGAGTAAAGCAAAGGTTGCTGTTGGTCACCTTGAATTGAATGGGTTTGCTGCCTATCGTGGATTCACACAAGATCGTGGATATGATGCTGACTACTTGAGAAAGTTTGATCGTGTGTTCTCTGGTCATTATCACACTCGCAGTAGTGATGGTCAGATCTTTTACCTGGGGAATCCTTACGAACTGTACTGGAACGATGTTAATGATCCTAGGGGATTCCATATCTTCGATACTGAGTCATATGAATTGACTCCAGTTGATAATCCCAACCACATGTTTCATAACATCTATTATGAAGACACCCCACATCAAATGCTAAATGCAGCAGAATATGCTGGTAAAATTGTGAAGGTTATTGTTCGTAAGAAAACCAAACCCAAAGAGTTTGAAAAATTCATTGATAAACTTTACACTGTTGGAGTGGAAGAACTTAAGGTAATTGAGAACTTCGATTACAATCAGGGGTGGTTACATGGAGAAGAAACCGAAATCAGCGAAGAAGAAAACACAATCTCTATCTTGAATAGATACATTGAAGAAGCAGAGGTTGAGATCGATAAATCAAAGATCAAAACTCTGTTTGGTTCTTTATACACAAAAGCGTGTGAAGTTGAGTAATGTTTCTTCTCTCAGAAAAAGATAAAAAGGACGAAGGTGCTTACGCCGTAAAGGATAAGAGTGGCGATAAAGTTCTCTTTATGTTTGAAGACGAGGACGACGCTGAAAGATATGCCATGCAATTAGAAGAAGATCATGGTGTAGAAATGATGACTGTAGAAGTCGATGAAGAAGTTGCAATAAAAGCGTGTGAGCTGTATAATTACAAGTACACTATTATTACACCTGAGGATATTGTGATCCCGCCATCTCAAGATGATAACATTTGAAAAAATTCGGTGGAAGAATTTTCTTTCTACTGGTGACCAGTGGACTGAAATTTCTCTGAATAAAACTTCTACGACTCTGATCGTTGGAACTAATGGTGCAGGAAAGTCCACAATGCTTGATGCTTTGTGCTTCTCTCTGTTCAATAAACCATATCGTAAAATTAACAAACCTCAACTTGTAAATAGCACCAACGAAAAGGGGTGCCTAGTAGAAGTTGAGTTCTCTGTTGGTCCTAAGAATTATCTCGTTCGTCGTGGTATCAAACCCAATGTGTTTGACATCCTTGTGAATGGCGAGATGAGAAATAAAGAAGCAGATGATCGTTCGAATCAAAAGATTCTAGAAGAACAAATCCTCAAACTCAACTATAAGTCTTTTACTCAGATTGTAATTCTGGGTAGCAGTAACTTTGTGCCGTTCATGCAGCTCGCCCAGGCGCACCGTAGAGAGGTTATTGAAGACCTTTTGGATATTCGTATCTTCTCTGCCATGAATAACATCCTCAAGGAGGAAATACGGCAGTCTAAGGAAGTTATTAAGAGTCTGACCTTGAAGAAAGAAACTATCAAGGATAAGATCAAGATGCAAGAGGGGTTTATTGAGGACCTGGAGAACCGTCACAAAGATAAGATTGAGGAAGACAAACTCAAGATTGAGAAGCTCTGTTTTGATTCTGGCATTCTTGGTAATAAGAATGAACAACTTTCGGAACAGATTGCGGACCTTAATGTCCAGATGGAAAGCGTTAAGAACTCCACACAACAACTTCGTAAACTGGGCAATCTCAAAGGTAAGATCTCTCAGAAAGTAACTACCATTACCAAAGAACATAAGTTCTTTAGTGAAAATACGGTATGCCCTACTTGTACTCAGTCGATTGAAGAAGAGTTCCGTCTAAATAAAATTGAAGACGCTCAAAATAAAGCAAAGGAACTCAAAGAAGGTTTCTTGAAACTGGAGGAGTCGATAAAAGAAGAAGAGAACAGAGAGCGTCTTTTCACTAAACTGTCCTCGGAGGTTACTAGTCTAACGCATGACATTTCTCAAAACAATGTTCGGATTGCTGGGTATCAGCGACAGGTCGGAGATTTACAATCAGAAATTCAAACTCTTACCAGTCAGCTACAAAACAGAAATTCTGAACATGAGAAGTTAGAAGGATTCAAGAATGATCTCCAATTAGTTTTTGGTAAACTTGCTGAAAAGAACGAGGAAGTAAAATACAACGATTTCGCGTACTCGCTCCTTAAGGACGGCGGAGTAAAAGCAAAGATAATCAAAAAGTATCTTCCTCTCATCAATAAGCAAGTTAACCGTTATCTTCAGATGATGGACTTCTATATTAACTTCCATCTTGATGAAGAATTTAACGAGACCATTCAGAGTCCTGTTCACGACAAGTTCACCTATTCCTCGTTTTCTGAGGGGGAGAAGATGAGAATTGACCTGGCACTTCTTTTCGCTTGGAGAGAAGTTGCCAGGTTCAAAAACTCGGCAAATACAAATCTTCTCATCCTAGATGAAGTCTTTGACAGTTCTCTTGATACTGTTGGTACAGACGAATTTACCAAGATTATCAGGTATGTCATTCAAGACGCAAACACTTTTGTCATATCTCACAAAGGAGATATGCTAGATAAATTTAACAATGTAATTGAATTCTCCAAGAAAGGTGGATTCTCTTACATGTCTGAAAAATCTTCGGTTAATGGATAATGTACATTGCGAAAAATGTTTTAAGTAAAGGTGACATCGACCAGTTGTATGGTCACCTAATGGGAGAATCGATCTGGAAGATCGGTGGTGCCTATGCTGGTAGTGATGATCCCCTTACGCACTATCCTAGAGCGATGGCTATGGATGCTAATGGTATCCATAGTCCCTTCCTTGCTGGATATTTTGTATCTGTAATGAGCAGGATTAGAGACCAGATTGAGGAAGAGTATGGATTTGTTCTTCCTGTCGGTGGTCTTGGTGCAGTAGGATTCAATGCACAAAGAAAAGGTAACATCTCTCTTTTCCATACTGACGGTGATGCCAAGGGCAAATTTACTTGGAGTATTGTTGGATTCTTGTCACCTCAGTGGGATCCTTCCTGGGGTGGAGAACTGCAGATCGAAGATCGTACATACACTTTTGAACCTGGAGATTTTGTTCTATTCAGATCAAATGAACTACACGATGCTCTGCCCATCAAGGTAGACACTCCATTCTGGAGAGTTACTGTTGCATGTATGATTCGATAAAAACATAAATAACTAAAAAGTCTTTGTTAAAATGGAACCTAAAGATTTTAGTCTTCTAGAGCAAGCGTATAAAAATGTTTACGCTGAAGGTGCTGAGGAGTATTCGGGTGGTCAACATCCCAGCAAGAGCCCTAATAAGGCAGATAGGGATAGATATGAAGTTCAATCTAGAAGAGCAAATGCTCCCAAAGGTGTAGGGGTTCCTGATAAGAAGACTGGATATGGTCAACTCAAGCAAGATGTTGATATGTTCGAACTCGTCAAAGGACATTTGATGAGCGAAGGGTATGCTGACAGTGAGAAGGCAGCACTCGCTATCATGGCTAACATGAGCGAAGGGTGGAGACAGAGCATTGTTGAACAAATCCCAGCTGGAGAGTATGTTAGAAGAGGTGGGGATCCGCAGCATATGGGAAGAGATCTTCCCTCTTCAAAGGGCGGAACTTCTAAACCTAAACCTGCAAGTGCTGCAGATAAAAAAGGACCAGCATCTCCTGGCGGTGCTCCTATCAGGCCAAGTGCTTCAGATTATGCTAGAAGAGGTGGGGATCCTCAACATATGGGAAGAGATCTTCCCCCTTCAAAGGGCGGAACTTCTAAATTAGTTGTTCCTCCCAATGTAAGGAGATATGCTGGTGGTGGCTGATTAATAGACACTTTTCAAACTGTCCACTGGGGGGTCTTCGGACCCCCTTTTGCTTTATAATAGGTCCATACGAGAGGGGACCATGCTGCACGAAGTCAAAGGAAAACTTGCCAAACTGCTCGCCACCGAGAACCTGATCATCGAGCACCGCAATGTGGAGACCGCTCAGTTCGATGTGGTTCGCCGTGTCCTGACTCTCCCTGTCTGGAACATCTCTTCTGTAGATGTATACGATCTTTTGGTAGCACATGAAGTTGGGCATGCATTGTATACCGACCCTCGTCCTTGGGACAAAGAGGAGAAGTGGAAGAATGTTCCTCACAACTTTGTGAACATCACTGAGGATGCTCGTATTGAGAAGTTGATCAAGCGTCGTTATGCTGGTTTGTCCAAGACTTTCTATCGTGGGTACTCTAATCTCCAAGATCAAGACTTCTTTGAACTGGAAGGTGAAGATCTCAATAAGTTTTCTTTCGCTGATCGTGTGAATCTCTGGTTCAAGATCGGCAGTTATGTCAAAGTCCCTGTCAAAAATGACAGGGAAATGCAGATCATCAATGCAATCGCAAAGGCAGAATCTTTTGATGATGCTTTGGAAGCAGCTTGTATGATCAGTGAGTATGTTGATCAGTTTACTGAGAAACAACCTGAGACTGTCAACACTCCACAATCGTCTACAAGCGGTTCTGAGGGCGAACAGGGTGAGCAACCAATGCCTCAACAGCAGAAGTCTCCTCCTGGCGATTCTGAGGACACTGGCGAGTCTGAAGACAAGTCGGAAGAGTCTGAGTCTGAAGAAGATGGAAACCAACCAGAAGAAAACAATACTGCAGTCAATGAGAACGAGACTAAGACCGTTGACTCCTTAGCAGAAAAGTTGCGTGAACTCGCTGATACCAGTGAAAGTTTCCTCTCTTATGTTTCCGTCCCTAAGATGGACATGGATCATATCATCATTCCCACGGCAGACATTCATGAATATATTGATGACCAAATGGATCAATGGAGAGAGCGTGGGCATGACTACCTTGAGCGGTGTGCAGGGATTCATTATGACAATTACATCAAGTTCAAAAAAGAGTCTGCAAAAGAGGTCAACTATCTCGTAAAAGAATTTGAGTGTAAGAAGTCTGCTGCAGCATATGCTCGTGCTACTACTTCTCGCACTGGTGTCCTTGACTGCACCAAACTTCACACCTATAAGTACAATGAAGATCTGTTCAAAAAAGTAACCGTTATTCCTGACGGTAAGAATCATGGTCTGGTCTTTGTTCTTGACTGGTCTGGATCGATGGCAGATGTCATGATTCCCACACTCAAGCAACTGTACAATCTGATCTGGTTCTGCAGGAAGGTTGGTATTCCCTATGATGTCTTTGCTTTCACTAATGAGTGGAATTATAAAGCAAAGGAACTCCCCACCATTCCTACTGAGGAAGACAAACTGTACATCAGCGACAGTTTCTCTATGATGAATATCCTCACTAGTAATGTGAGTAACAGTGTTGCTGAGAAACAGATGATCAACATCTGGAACATCGCAAGTTCTTTTACTGATTACTCTGGCATTTGTCCTCCCCAGATGTACCTCTCTGGCACTCCTTTGAATGAGGCATTGCTCACTCTCCATCATATTATTCCAAACTTCCAAAAGAAGCATGGTCTCGAAAAAGTCAACTGTGTTATCTTGACTGATGGTGAAGCATCTCCACTTTCGCGCACTGTAATGCTACAGCGTAACTGGGAAGGAGAAGCACAAATCCGTAATCGTCGTTGCACTGATCAAACTTTCTTGCGTAATCGTAAGACTGGTTCAATGATTCGTCTGTCGATGGTCTATCATGTTTTCACTAAAGCACTTCTTGATGATCTTAAAGATACTTTTCCTGAAGTCAATTTCATCGGATACCGTATCATTGGACCAGGATGCAGTTACAACTCTATGATCTATTCTTACCTTCCAGAGTTCTCTGATCAAGATAAAGCTCGTACTCAATGGAGGAAAGAAAAGACCTTTACGATCAAGAACTACGGTTACGATTCTTATATTGTTCTTGGTAATTCGGTTCTTTCTAATAGCGTTGACTTTGAAGTCAAGGAAGACGCATCTAAGTCTCAAATTAAGAGTGCTTTTAGAAAGTCTCTGGCAAACAAGAAAATGAACAAGCGGGTGTTGAACGAGTTCATTGCGTTGGTCGCCTGACAAACTGTCCACAGGGGGTCGGTGAACCACCACCCCCACGCTATAATGTATACATACCAAAGGAAATCCAATGCCTCGCTTGACTTCTGATCATCTCGTCAATTCTCTCCGTGATTCCTTCGGAGACCACATCACTGCTGCCGATGTTCGTGGGTATTGTGCTGCTCAAGGCATCTCTTATCCTACTGCTACCAAGAAACTGGAGCAGTACAAAGTCAAGCGTGGTGTTTGGGATCTGACTGTTCAAGAAAAACTTGAACAGAACTACAATGCTCCTGCTGCTTTGCCTGCTGTAGAACAAAATCTCGTACCTCAAAAAGATGATACCTTCGTCAAGTTTGGTAATTTTAGCGACATCAAGAAAATTATTTCTGCTGGTATTTTCTATCCTGCCTTTATTACTGGTCTCTCTGGTAACGGTAAAACCTTTAGTGTAGAACAGGCATGTGCTCAACTAAATAGGGAGCTCATTCGTGTAAACATCACTATTGAGACTGACGAGGATGATCTTATTGGTGGGTTCCGTCTTGTTAATGGCGAAACTGTCTGGCATAATGGACCCGTCGTGGAGGCTCTTTCACGCGGAGCTGTGCTGCTTCTAGACGAGATTGACCTGGCATCTAACAAGATCCTGTGTTTGCAATCTATTCTGGAAGGCAAGGGTGT